CAGGGTTATAAATGTTCCATATATATGGAGAGTTAGAAAACTCGTTCAGAAATTAATCTGCACGACACACCGCTATGTCGAATTAATGCATTTATGTACACATCATGCCTGATGTTCGTTTTTTGTTTTTTCCTGCTGGTAGAATACGAAATCTACCATATTTAATTAGTTAAGGAGTGTCTATCTCCTGAGCAAGTGTTTCCACTGTATCTGCAACCGACTCCAATTCTGAATCAGAATGAATCTTTTCGCTTCCTAAAAGGTCGCTGAAACGATCATACCATGAATCAATCACTAGTGAAGGTACAAATTCTGGGAATACTTGAATGTGTGCTCTGGTACAAGCCATAGCGACAACCTCATGATCTCGAAACTTTACCATCTCTGGATAAAAGTCAATGACCCTTTGTCGATATTTAGGTAACTTTTGTTTGAATTTGAGCGCCTGCTTCAAAGCTTTCGTAATCTTTGAGGTTTTAATCTCAACTACCACTATAAACTTCTTAGCATCTGGCGAAACATACTCTAACAATAAGTCACCCTTCTCGTGGTCCACACCCCATTCTTCCGCTAAAAGCGAAAAACCGTGGGGCATAGATATTAAGAATTGGTCGACATAGGGATCCTTACAGAATCCATCAAGCCACATATAGTAATCTGGATGGTATCGATAGAAATCTGTTCGTTGAGCTTTAAGTTCCAACATCAGTCTGTCTTGTTTACTCATAAGAGTGAGTGCGAAAGCATCAATGTCCTTCAAATCAATGAAATAACTATTGAGAAGAATTTCTGGTGGAAGACGCCTTTCGAAAGTGCTCACATCCTCATGGTCCATCATACAATTGTTATAGAAAATGTACTTTGATCCTTCGGAGCAACGATATCTGCAACGCAGGTAGGCATTCAAATCGAACTCTCTCTGTAGAATATACTTTTCCAACATCCCATGAAATTCAGGGGTGGAGGTATCAGAGTGTGTGACATAATGTGCCATAAGTCCTCTCTTTGTCTGTGCAACGGCAAACTCGCCTGGAACACAGAACATTCTGAAGAAACGATTGTAAAATGGTAATAACAATTCAATTTCTGGAGATAAGGGGACTTTTTTCGGCAATCGAGGATAGATTTGATCTCTATAAAAGCAATCCCATGGGGAAAGGCAGAGATCATCGACATCGAGAATAGAGTTCACGCTAGCAACATAAATTTCTTGTGCTTGCATGTGTTCTTCAAACTCGGTCGATAACGAAGTGATCATAGATCCAACTTCATCAAAACCATCAACTCGAGAGGTGTCTACTCGCTTACTTGTTCTTGCTGTGTAATCAGCGCAATTATAGTTGAAACGCATACCAGTAGTATAAATATTTCCTCTACTGATAAGATTGGGGCATACTTTATCAACTCGATAGCAATGGGTAAAAGTCTCTAAGCAATAACAAGCAGAAATTCTGCGAATAATCGCTTCGGGACAAGCCATATAATGCGAGATATTTTCACCTGGTGCACGATTCGTGGTGATGATAACAAGATCCGGTTCGATATAAACATTACCTTTCAATTCCACATTGGGATTCAAAGAGGTCTTTCGAATATTGTTTACAAAATCCACGATTTTGTGCCAAGGATTCATAACTGTTGGACGATCTCCGTTTTCAGCACCCAAGTCATCAAAAATGACAACTTTATGGTTGGTGCGATATTCAGATTGAAATTCATCGGTTTCGTTCAAAGTCACGATATCAGTCGATCGAAAATGTTTGTATCGATCTTTCATCAAGCGAGCAGCAATCTTCAGAGCTGTGCCAGTCTTTCCACTACCTGGTGGTCCAACTAACAACACACAAAAAGGTTGTTTGCGGATTCTCCCATCCGCTGCATCTAATTTCAAAGTATCAAAGAGATGCGTAATCCTGGCGAAGGCAGTTTTCTTCCGTTCGTCGCGTGCAAAGATAGTGGTAAATCGAGTAAACTCTTTCAACCAAACTAATCTCTGTAAATAACGATCGCGGGTGAGGCCTGCAACCTCTTCGGCACCTGCTTTGATAGCAGCGGCCAGAGACAAAGTCTCTTCTATGTAACATGAAAAGTAAAACAATCCTGTGATAAAACTCAAACAGGATAATAAATATGTATATAAAAATGTATAACGTGTAAAAAATGTATAAATGTAATAATAAAATATGTAAAACATAGAAATCCAATGTAATTCTAAGAGCATAATGGGGGATTAATCCATCATACACATCGTGTCAATTCTGTAACAGCAAAGCGTCCGAGATTTGATGACAAATCATCTCTCGTCGTAATCAGTTGCTGCACTCATTTGTTTCCCGTAGGTTAACCGCCATACAAAATGAATAAAATGGCGTAAGTGGGTATAGCCCCCACCTAAAGCTCGTCAATGCAAACTCCACAACTCTCAGCAAATAGCTTAGTGTTGTCGTTTACATAGTCTTCTTGATAATAGACACGAAGAATCTGTGTCATTTCATCATATGGAATGAATGAAATTTGTGCTTTCAACTGTGGGTTAAGATCAACTATATTGCGAATTTTCATCACAAAATCATCATAGGCCTCGCGCCCATGTAGATAAGCTTCTCTAAAAGATCCATCAGTGTAAGCACCAAATTGTTCTTCAAAAGACAAAGGTGACTCTGTGGGTTTCTTAACCCAGAAGAATTTCTTCAGGATTGAATCCCATTCAATTGGAGCAACGATCTTTCCCAAATCTGCATGTCTCACGAAATTACGCTTCAAAAACGTTATCTCAGAGATCGGTATGTAAGGAACAGACATTGCATCCTTTGTTGCCATAGTATAGCCAATATCAAGTTTTTCAAATTCTGCTTGACATGACGTATGGTTGTACCAACGACAACAGTGGCGTACAGACATTGCATTATCATCACCATAAGTTCCCAAACTCACATTTTCTGCAAAAGGTTCTCGAATAGAAGGCATCATGGAGTAATACACATAACGCATCATAAGAGAATTGCAAATACTGTTAAGTTGGACAGTGATAAGGTTCCCCGAGGGGTTCCCGTTCGCAAATCGGTACAAGTCACCATCAAACAAAATGTTAGGGTGAATAATGTCAGACAAGGCACCACGCAATAACTGGAGCTCATCTTCAGTGCAACCAGCAAGTTGATACCAAGATACCATAATTGCTGCCGCACCACTTGTGATTTGAGCTGCCATGCGGGTATCGAAACCAGAAAAATCACCGGCGATCATGCGTGTCGTACTAAAACGAGTTAAATAAGTATGAAATTCATCCCATTCTTTCGAAGTGGGATTTATTCCAACCAAACACTCAGTTTGCGCCCAAAAGCGCCGCATAAAGCGGGGAATACCTGCTAAAACTTTTCGTGAAGCCACAAAGTTTGCAAAACTGCTACCATAAAATTTTCGCACTTTCTCAAGCGCTTTCTTATGTGGCAACAATTCATTAACTTTGCTACTGGCTTTGTAAATTGTTTCTGAACGAGAACCTTCACGCCAAGCCTTTTCTGTCCTATCAATTTCAGATTGGATATCAAAGGTATCGTTAAATTCTCGGGGAACCTTCACTAAAGCTTCATCCATTGGATCCCTCACCAAACATTGTTTCTTCGACTTGTTAATCGGGAAACCGGCTGATGTATCATTGGGAAGACCACCTAAACCAAACTCACCAATACCATCCATAGCTTCTTCTTGAGTGTAGATACGTAACATATCTTGCACTTCGGAAAGATTCTCGTGAATAATTTTGAGAGTGTGATTCTTATAGTCATCAATGGCTCGTTTCAGTAGATCACCCTCATAATGTTGGACTGGGTCAGTCAACTTACTCAAAGTCTTCATCCCTTTCCCGACATCATTGGGGTCACGGGGAGGTCGGTGTTTGTTTTCACCCAAGTTCTCTGGAACTCCTTGAAAAGGTGTTTTCACATAGGGTGCTCGAGCTCTGCTCTCCATAGGCAACCCATCCTTCAAGACTTTACCAAAATAAGTAACTATGGTGTCTTGTTGGGTGCCATCTTCTCGCAAATACAAAGGTTTTTCATTGACCAATGTATACGGTAAACCGTATGTATCAACACGCACCTCCTGTGCATTATGTACAACGAGAGTTGGACTTGTAGAACGAATTTTCGCTAAACCTTCATCTAACATGGGTTTTGTAATACATGTCAGATATCCAGTTCTCGAGGCGGCGTAACCAGCCACGTGAAATCCATATATGATCCCTTTGGATGCGTCAATGTACATGCCACCACACAAACCACCAAAACCTTGGAAGTCGAGATCAACTTTCAAACCAGTACCTTTCTTCAAGGTGTACCGATTCAACACATTACGCGTCCCATAAAGGAGACCCTCCGATTCTAGATAACCATAGTAATTCAAGTCTTCAACCATCTCCCTTGCGGGTTGGGTAGAAGAGATCACTCTGTTATCTGGGGATTTCCACAATAAAGTGGTAGCCCTAGTTCGGAATTGGGGATACTCCTCTGGAAAGAAACGGGCAAAATCTATCCCGGCGGGACTAGATGCCAAATGAATTAGAGCAAAATCTCGCTCACGATCAATATAGCAATAGTCCTCAGTCAGTTTCTGATCTTTAGTCTTTGCAGAAGGAACTCCTGGTGTTGTAGATGTTTCAATATCAAAAGGGAAAACTCCTGGAACAACATGAGAAGGTACTAAGATTACATTAGATGCAACCAAAATACCATTCACAGTTCCATAAATTTGTCCCTTTGATTTGACGACAACAACTCTCAATGCTTTCGCAACTGCAAGTTGCAGATCTTCACTGGTAGAAGTTTTAGACACACGGGTTTCACGGGGGGTCATCCTAGAATAACCTTCCTTATAATCCCTTTCGTCTTGTACTTCATAAAGGTGTTTCGGAGATTTTGGATCTTGCAAAATATTCGAGAATAAATCTGTAGCTTTCTCAAAATACGTGGATTTATCTTGTGAAAACAAAAAAGGTCTTACAATGGTGTATCCCTTGTAGATTGCGAGTAATGAAACTCCAATCCCAAAGTATTTAACCATGTTCGATCTCAAATGTTCTCGGACATCCTGGCACAAACTTGATAATCGATCAACGCGACGTGTTAATTCAGCATCGATCTCAGCAACAATCTGATAATACAAACGTGTTGCGCAAAAGCTAACAAGCAAAAGATTGCACACAGCAAGCCATGTAGGTACAAACAATGGTAAAAACATACTGAAAAAGAAGATTCCAGCATAATAGAGAAAAGTTTTACGATATTTGTACATTTTCACATACCAAGATCCTTTTCTACACAAACGCATAGATGTTCTCACACAGCCTGAAATCATGAGACGATAGTCCCACAAAGCTGCTGTTTCCAAAGTTGACCAAAAATTTCCATACATAGCAATAGCTTGCTCGGCAATTTCTTCACTAGGGACAATGTCTCCATGGGGGTCAATAGAACTGACAGGTCTTTCGAATGATGTATCAATAAGCGGAATAGATTCACGCTCAAGTTCAGGGACCTCGAGAATATCAAGATCAGCATCACTCACTGCATCAGAAATAGTACATGGAATGCATCCACAAACAATTTCTGGAATCCCACAAAGGGGACAAAATGAACAATCATCAAGTTTCTTCTGTGATTCAAACTTTCGCTTCTGAGCAGTGATATGTCGCTGGACATCAACTGCCAAAAATGCACACATTGCTGCAAAATCATGTGATTCATCACCATATTTGTTCCAAACTTCTCGTGGAATAATATCCCATTTGACAGTTGGTCGGTGTTTTTCATCATACTCGATATGGCTAAACCGTTTAAGGGTCAACATATAAACATCATACCGAGGTTCATCACATAGCATCAAGCCACCATAAGAATTACGAAACTCAGGTCTGATCTCAACTTTTACATCGAGAGCAAATCTTCGCAAAATACTTTCTGGGCAACTTGAACACTTAGTAGCACGCAATGTTTCATCATTCGTGGTTGCTAAAAAGACATCGTTACAAGGATAATAAATTCCTTTCTCCTTGGTGTCAGCTTTAATCAACGGACGGGGAACCGTATTGACATAATTCAAAATTCTATCATAGTCAGGTTCTTCGTTGGCGTTGTTAGCAACATCATCAGCACAAATAATCTTGTGAGAAGGGAGAATGGTTGATTCGAACTTTTCAGAAATATTCGTAAAAACCACTTGTCCTCGCTCAGTAGGATCATGCTGGTATGCTCGCAACAATATACGTGAACAGATGTCCAGTAAAGTCGATTTTCCAGTACCCGAAGGTCCGGAAAATTTGACAGCATAGGCCTCCAATTTCCGTGGGGCATCAGATGCTGCTGCAAACAATTGTGATTGTTTTTCAGTCAATGTTTTAATAAAAGTAGACACTGACATTCTTTGTTGTACACTCGTGCATCGTGATATGAGAGATTTCGCTTTCTTAATTGCGGCTCCCAAACGATTAGAGTATAACTTTGGCGTCATATGAAATTTGTCTTTTAAAACAATTTCCTTCCCTGCTATGACAAAAGGAAAGGCTTGTTCCAGAACTCGAACTTCAACTTCAAATTCCTGTGTCTCATCTTTTCCTAAGAGAATGACTGACCAATCGCCTGAACAAACTCGTTCCCAGTTTCCTAGGACAAATTCGTAAGCGAGAAAAGCCATCTCAATGAGATCTTTGACTTCAGGTATTTGTTGTTTAAAGATGTGAAAGTTCTTCACAATAAGTGCAATATCTAACGTTTCAAAAGAAACAACATCAGACATGCATGCATACAAAGATGCAATTTTGACAAAAAATGTGGACAAATTTTCCCATAAAGCGTCGTTCAACAGGTCGGAACTATTGGTAAAAAATTTCTCAATAAGTTCACGCCATGAACAACTTGTGTCTTGGGTGAAAGCTACTTCAAAAGCAGTCCTCAACCAGACTAATGCATAATCAGCATACTTTTCTGGAAAATGCCGGGAGAAAAAGCTCGTAAAATTCACAAGCATTGTATCCCATTCTGGGCATTTGTACACATTGTAAAGTGTGGTAAATAGATCTAACATCAATGCCAGAACTGTTTCACCAACAACTTCACGAATGGTTTGGAGGTAGCGTATAATGGCTTGAAGGCCATCAAGGAGCGCGTTACCAGCGCTTTGAACATCATCAATAAATGTTCCAGAATGAGCAAAAGCGATTTTCTTCAACTTTTTACCCTTCCTCTTCAAAGTTTCAAGTGCTTTAACAGCAACTTTGGTGTCTTTTTTGTTTGCGCGTAAATGCGCGAGGTGATCAACCAATCCTTTGTAGCGAACTTCGAAAGATTGTTTATCTTTCATTTTATACTCTTGGTTTGAGTGAGTCTTTTGCGCATACTTGCTGCGCGCAAACTCTTTGTGATCATCAGATCTATCAGCGGCCAAACTGATCTCGTGATTCGTGCTTTGAAGAGCACTGGCAGATCCTCCTAGATTATTATATTCACTGTATAGGGACATTATTATTGAGGAAAACGGATTTTACCGCGATTTGTTATAACGGAACAAACCTAAAAACGTTCAAGACACATGGTCTCAAAGAAAATAAAGCGTAAGCTGTGGAATCAAGCTCCACGGTATTTGACAAACTCAAGAAGTCGTGCGCAATCGTACTAACTTCAAACAAGTTTCTCTTACCTATCAAACCGGGTTTCAAACCGGCTAAAACTTTAATATCAGAGTCTCAATGGACAATAAATACTAACCATACTCCAGGGTATGTACAACTCAAAGGTATATTCAATATTATCGCAACATCATACAGATTCGTGGGTCACACGCAATCTATACGAAGGCTAATCAAACATATCCAAAGATTTATATCAATCCTGACACAATATGTCAATAAAAATTATTCATCGAACCTACAAAGGAGGCTCAATAATATTAGGAAATTTTCAGGCTCGTGACAGTTTCTGTTTCAACGCAAAAGAGCGCTGTACTAAAACTAGTTCGCAGGGGAGTTCGCGCATACATAAATTATCCAGCTTTTAAGCAATAGGACTCATTAGCGGTACACGTGGTTATCTAGTAAACCCCAGATCCGCAGAAAAGATTTCATTCTATCTGCACATATCTCAAACTTGTAAATACCAACGTATTTGTGCACAAGGCACATGACTATTTAAATCTTCCAGCGTCACCCAAAAGATCGAGCCCAATAAAGGGCAAATTCACTGTACTCAGTGAGCGAGATGCGATATCAAAAATCGATCCAAAAAGCTAAAGGCAGTCTGTAAAACAGGTTATGTCTAAAGTTATGGATAAATTCCTATGGCTTATGCCCAATAAAGGGCAGACCATAGTTTAGATATCGGTCAAAAAGTGGTTCATAGATAAGAACCAAAG